GTCGCACCCTCGATGAAGCGCGTGCTGCTGTCCTCGACAAACTCGGCCAAGCCCCCATGGAACAACCTATTCGCTCTCAAGATGTGACTCAGAACGATCTGGGTCTCGACAACAAAGAGGTGAAGCGCTTCAGCTTCATCAAGGCTCTGAACTACCTCGCCAATCCTTCTGATGCAGGCGCCCGTCGCGCTGCTGAGTTTGAGATTGAAGTGGGTAAGGCTGCTGCCGCCAAGTACGAGCGTTCTTCTAACGGCATCGTGGTGCCGAACGAAGTGCTGCGTCGTGACCTGCTGGTGGACATCCCCACCGCTGGTGGCAACCTGGTGGCTGATGAGCTGCTGGCTGGTTCGTTCATCGACCTGCTGCGCAATCGTCTGGCTTTCGCTCAAGCTGGCGTGACCATGCTGACCGGCCTGCAGGGGAACATCTCGATCCCCCGTCAGACCAGCGCTGCCACTGCCTACTGGGTGGGTGAGAACGTTGCTCCGACCGAATCGCAGCAAGCGATTGATCAGGTCAACATGACCCCCAAGACCGTTGCTGCTTTCGTGGACTACAGCCGCCGGCTGCTGCTCCAGTCCAGCATCGACGTTGAGGGCATGATCCGCAACGATCTGGCTCGCGTGATTGCTCTGGAGATTGACCGCGCTGCCATCTACGGCACCGGCTCCAGCAACCAGCCTCTGGGTCTGATCAACACCACTGGCATCGGCACCGAGACCCTGACCAACGCTGGTACTTTCACCCAGCTGATTGCGATGGAGACCGACGTGGCTGTGGCAAACGCCGATGTGGGTTCGATGCGGTACATCATGAATGCCACCGCTCGCGGCGCCCTGAAGTCCACCAGTAAGGCTGGCACCGAGGCTGTGTTTGTGTGGGAGAACAACGAGGTCAACGGTTATCCGGTGATCGTCTCCAACCAACTGCAGAGCAACGATGCCCTGTTTGGTGATTTCAGCCAGATGGTGATGGGTATGTGGTCCGGTCTGGATCTGATGGTTGATCCTTATGCTGGTGCTACTGCTGGCACCGTGCGTGTGATCGCCCACCAGGATCTGGATGTGGCTATCAAGCAGCCCGGCTCCTTCTGCTACGGCACCTGATCGCTATGAAGGTTGAGATCCTGCGAGGGGTAATGATCAAAGGGGAGCCTGCCCAGGCGGGCTCCATCCTTGATCTAGAGGCGAATGACGCCTATCTGCTGATCAGCTCCAACAAAGCCATTGCGGTGAAGGAGGAGGTGGCAGTAGAGCCTGCATCGGTCGAGCCTGAAGTTGCCATTGCGCTTGAGCCTGTGCTTGAGCCAGTGGAAGCCACACTCCAAACTGAAGAGGAGCTTGCTCCTGAAGAGGTTGTGGAGGTCGTGGAATCTGCGCCAATTCGGCGTACCCGCAAACCCCGTTCCTCCAAGGAGTAAATCATGTCTGTCCTTTCTACTGGTCTGGAGAAGCTCTCCCACATTGCGTTTGCGCCCACCGCAAGCCGCACTGCCGCTCTGGACGGCACTGCTGTTGACATGAAGGATTACGAAGGCGATGTCGTCGTGATTCTTGATGTTGCTGCTGGCGGCACCTCAACCGTGGACGTGAAGCTGCAGTCTTCTGACACCTCTGGTGGCTCTTATGAAGACATCACCACTGTGTTCAGCCGTGGTGGCACCGTCCAGGCTTCTGGTGCTGTGGCCTTTGCTCAGGTGAGCACCTCTGCTTCTAAGCAGTTTCTGGTGTTCCCCAAGGGTGCTGCCAAGCGCTGGATCAAGGCTGTGTCCACCGTGGATACTTCCACCCATGTGTACAGCGTCAACGCTGTTGCCGTGAAGAAGTACGCCTGATTGGTCGTATACCTAAAGCCCTCCAGCCGAAAGGTTGGGGGGCTTTTCGTTGGTAAGATGTTGTGGATGGGGTAGGTGGCATGACTCACGTTCCTTTTGGCTACAACAGCGCGTTTGACGTTGCCGATCTTGGCTCCTTGACGGAGGCTGGCGTGACCAGTGCTCAGGTGACCACTGGATCTACCTTGACTTTTCAGATCACTTTGGCGGATGTTGGCACAGACGTGGTGGTTCGGTTTGAAGGGAGTCTTGATGGTGAAAATTACTTTAATTTGAATGCAACCAATACTGATACAACTCTTACCGCGAATGGAACGACTGGATATTATTTAACGGCGCCAGTGTCTTATGTAAGGTTTAGGTTGGTTTCGATTACCGGTGGTACGCCAACCGTGAGCTGCAAGGTCGGGACGATGTGACATGGAGGATCTACTGCAGGGACGTGCTTTGCTGGGGCCCGGGTTGGGCGATATGTTGTTCAACTTGGCCTTGATTGAAATCAGGCATTTGCTGGCAGAAGATGGTGACTATTTGCTAATGGAGAGTGGAGACACGATTGCGTGTGAGTTTTGATGCGGCACTGCCTAGCGGTTTAGAATCCCTGCATGGCATTCACCGAAGACCTGGACCTGTTCCTTGCTGACTTTGGCGTAACGGTAGTCGCCGGCGCGGTCAGCGGGGTTGGCATCTTGGACATGCCAAGCGAGATTATCGCCGATGGTGTGGTGTTGACTACGGATTACAAGGTGACGTGCAAAGCGAGTTTGTTCGGCAGCTTGTTGTATGGCGCTGCTGTGACCGTTGATGGTGTCAATTACAGCGTGCGAGAAGTGATGAAGATTGATGACGGCAGTTTCGTGGAGTTGATGTTAAGTAAGATTGCGCCTGGCGATGTGGCGCCTGGTAGCCAGCCGCATCAATGGAGTCTTGATGATCTTGCGGACGTGGCGCTGACAAGTCCACAGCAAGGAGACGTATTGATCAATGACGGCACCAACTGGGTGAATACGCCTGAAATCAATGGAGGCGGCGCATGAGCACACTGTCACAGCGAATCAGACATCGCCGCGCCACTGGGGCGCAGTGGACTGCTGCTAATCCAGTGCTTGCGGCTGGTGAGCTTGGCATTGAAAGTGATGCCGCCAGTCTGCGTGGCAAATATGGCAATGGCGTTAACACTTGGACGCAGCTGCCATATAGCGAATTGGGGCAACGTCCTGATTTTGAAGCGGTGCAGTTTGATGTAGCTGCTGGTGTTGACCCAATTGCCAATGGACAGTTGGCATGGAATGCGGACGAAGGCACTCTTGAGCTGGGCAAAGGCGGCGTCAGTAATTACATCGGCGCCGAAACCATGGTGCTATGTCGCAATAACAGCAATACCGTCACGATTCCAAAAGGTACGGCGGTGATGTTTGCTGGCACTCTTGGTGCCAGTGGGCGGTTGAAAGTAGCGCCAATGGTGGCTGATGGCACATATCCGGGCTATGTGTTTTTTGGTGTAACAGATCAAGCAATTGCTGGAGCCAGCGATGGCTATGTCACCGTTTTTGGCAAGATCCGTGGCGTCAATACAAACGCCTACATTGATGGCGACATTCTTTGGTGCAATCCAGCTGTTCCGGGCGGATTCACCAAAGTTGAGCCGCAGGCACCGAACTTGAAGTTGGCAGTTGCTGCGGTGATCAATGCTGGCAACAATGGCACAATTTTTGTGCGTTGGACTACCGGCTCTCGCCTACAGGATTTGCATGATGTTGAAGCAAATGGCAGCAAGCAGAATGGTGATACGATTGTATGGAGCGCCGCCTCCGGCAGATGGCAGTCAAGCGATCGGATTACTCTGCTTGAAGCTCGGGTCACTGCCCTTGAAGCTCAAAATGTATTCCTTCTTGAGGACAACTAATCCCGCTGCCGCCAGTCGCTGGGCTTGTCTTGATGGAAGAATTCAGCGATTTCATCTGGACTATTGAATCGACGCACGCCTTTGGATTCGTCCCCAACACCGCCGATGTCTAGTTGATTCAGGAAGTCATCAAGGCTGCCTTCTCGCATCTCGGGATTTTGTGCGCGGCGTTGCGCCTGCCTGAGCATTGAAGCTGCGGTCCGATTGGCTTCGCCCAGTTTGTTGGCCCAGATGCGGTCCTGCAGTTCAACCGTCTGACCTGTTGCAATGCGTTGACAAATTGCTTCCAACCTGAGTCGGTATTTGGTTGACAGCATTGTCACACCGCAGATGGATCAAAGATAGCTAGCTAGCTACCATGTTTCCATGGATCAGCGCACCCGCGACAACTGGACCAAGGTGAAGGAAGCCTTGGAGCGTGCGGGCAAGACTGACTGTTACTACTACAAGCGTGCTGTTGCGATACTGACAAGAGGTTTAGACCCTGGTCCGCCGGGCTTCATCAATGTCAAGTAAACGCGAACAGATCCTTGCTGCCATCTACACGGCATTGCAGGGCACCGCTGGTGTTGATAGTCGGATTTACCGCAGCCGTGTGGAACCCATGGCGCGGAATGAGACGCCGGCCATTGTGGTGGAGCCAGCAAACATCAACTACGAGCAGAACACCAGCCTGCCGAAGCTCGATGCCACGCTACGTGTGCGGGTGGTGGTCATAGTACGTGGCAACGTGCCAGATCAGCTTGCTGACCCAACCATTGTGGACTTGCACAGCCGGATCATGGCTGATCTGACCTTGGGTGGACTGGCGATTGACGTTCAGCCAGCGCTTACCAGTTTCAATATCATTGAGGCTGATCAGCCAGCTGGAGTAATCTCTTGTGAGTACGACGTGCTTTATCGCACGCAAGTTGGAGATCTCACCCAATGAGTACACGCCGTCTAAAGGTGCAGGAGTATCAAGCCCCTGAGCCTATTGTTGTAGATGCGTACCAAGGGCAAGGTGGCTCGTACATCCTTGACTCCGCAACCGGCGTTCGCACCTTGGTGCAGCGCACTTTGCCCCCGGAGATGGCGGGGGAACCTGAAATCCAAGAGGTAATTTCCGATGCCACTTCTGACACGCAAACGCCTGATCCTGGCGGAGACGGAATCGAGCTACGGGGTTGATCCCTCGCCAGATGGCGCTGATGCCATCTTGGTGCGGGATCTAAGCATCACCCCTCAGCAGAGTGATGTGGTCAACCGTGACCTGGTGCGGCCTTACCTGGGCGCCTCTGAGCAGCTGCTGGCCAATACCCGCGTTGAATGCACGTTCAGTGTGGAGCTTGCTGGTAGTGGCACCGCTGGCACTGCGCCTCGCTTCGGCAAGGTACTCAAGGCTTGCGCTCTGGCCGAGACCGCTGTGTCGCCTGCCGTGACCGGCACTGCCGCTGCTGGTGCATCTAACAGCATCACCTTGGCTGCTGGCGCTAGCGCCACCAATGACTTCTACAACGGCCAAGTGATTCGCATCACTGGTGGCACGGGTAGCGGTTCGGTGTTCCTGATCACCGATTACGTGGGTTCCACCAAGGTGGCCACGCTGCGTTCGATCGGCGCTGCCGTGACCCTGGATAACACCAGTGCCTACAGCATCGACGCTCATGTGGCCTACGCGCCTGTGAGCGCAACGTTCAGCTCGGTGACGATCCACTACAACATCGACGGTGTGCTGCATAAGCTCACCGGTTGCCGTGGGACGTTCTCGATCAACACCTCCGTTGGTGAGATCCCGACCATCGACTTCACGATGACTGGGGTTTACAACGCACCCACCGACACTGCTGCTCCGGCCGTCACCTACGCCGATCAGGCTACGCCTCGGATCTTCAAGGCTGGCAACAGTGGTGCTTTCACCCTGCTGGACTACAGCGGCTGCCTGCAATCCGTTTCGATGGATGTGGGCAACAGCACGGTGTACCGCGAGCTGGTGGGCTGCACCAAGGAAGTGCTGATCACTGATCGTGCCACTACTGGCACGGTGGTAATCGAGGCACCGACCATCGCGCAGAAGGACTACTTCACTGCTGCGCTGAGCGATGGCACCCTGGGCGAGCTGTCCTTCATCCATGGCACCACTGGTGGCAACATCGTGGCGCTGCAGTCCACCCGCGTGGACATCGGTGATCCGAGCTACCAAGACCAAGATGGCATCCACATGCTGTCGCTGCCTTACACGGCAATCCCGAGCACCGCTGGCAACGACGAGTTTCGCCTGGTGTTCGCCTAGGGTTTGGCGGTCCCCTAAATCAGCCGCCCTTCGGGGCGGCTTTTTTGTTTGACTGTATGCTTGTAGCAGTTCAGTTCTACTCATGGCTTTTATCCGCAAGAAGGTCAAGACCTTCAAATGGCCTGTAACCGTTGAGGAGCCGTCTGATGGCGGCACGTTTGACTCCAGCACTTTTGATGCCACGTTCAAGCGGCTCGGCCGTGGCGACTTTGCCAAGTTGAGCGAGAAAGGTGACCTGCAGATGCTGCAGGCAGTGATGGTCGGCTGGGATGGCATCGACGACGAGGAAGGTAAGCCGATTCCGTTCTCCCAGGCGGCGCTCAAGGAGTTCGCTGATGATCCGTACTGGATCCGTGGCGTGCTGAAGGCTTACACCGAAACCTTCAATGCGGCACGGGAGGGAAACTAAAGGACGCTGCGATCTACTGGGCCGGTGGGACGCAGCAGGTTGAGGACAACACGGCCGACGACGCTAAGGCGTTTGGCTTGATTCTGCCGAAGGAGCAGAAGCCAGCCGAGCCTGAGGGCTGTGTTGTGTGGGATGAAAACTGGGAATCCGTGATGATGTTCCTGCGCATGGGGACGCAGTGGGAGGTGAGCATGGCGGGCTACACCGGCATGAAGTACGAGGTGCTGCTGTGTTCCGGGGGGTTGTTTGACCTCTACAATGTGAAGGACAGACGCGCCATGCTTGAGGATCTCCGAATCATGGAAGCAGCGGCACTAGGCGAGATCCACAGGGAGAAGGGGAATGGCTAAGAAGATTGAGGAGCTGATTGTTGAGCTTGGGATCGCTGGCCTTGAAAAGGTCGATAAGCTCAAAAGCTCTTTTAGAGACTTAAACAAAGTAACAAAACTTACGGATAAAGAAATCACTGGCATTCGCCAGAAGTTGATTGAGTTTGGATCTGAAGCTGGCAATACGCAACAAGTAAGCAATGCGCTAACAAAAGCGTTTGAGGGTCTGATCGGTGAAGCAAGAAAGGGCTCTGCCGTATGGGCTCAGCTCAACCGTGATTTACAAGGCTTTCGCGGTCAGGCGCAATTAACCGATAGCCAAATTGCTCAGCTAGCGAAAGGTGTAATTGAAGAAGCGAATGCACATTCTCAGTCGGAAGTTTCAATTCGTCGTCATATTAAATCTCTGCAAGACCTTCGCGCCCAAGCTGTACTTGGAGGTCAAGTTAATCGGCAGCTTGGAAATGCAATAGAGCAGCTATCCACCAGGCTTGACGATGCTACGGCCAGCAGTCGCAAGCACTTCAGCGCATTAAGTCAAGCACTTGCCATTAGGCCTGATGCAATCTTGCGCCAATGGCAGGCATACACTCAAGTCCTTAATGATGTAAGGGCTACGGCTGAGCAAGCGGCCGAGGCTCAACGCAGATTAAATGCTCTTGCAGGTGCGCCTCGGATTTCAGCACGCCGCGCTGTTGCTGCGCGTACCGAGATCCAGATGGATCCTGAGTACCAAAGGCGTTTTGGACTTGGCGGCCAAGCTCTGGAGGGGCTGCCAGATGTGCCAGCGGCTCTTTCGTTGCGACTGCGCGAACTTCAAGAGGATCTGAACTACACAACTCGTTCCAGCAACATCTATATCGCCACATTGGTCGAAATGGCCAATGTGCAGCGACAGGCTTCTGCCGCGACCCAAGGATTTGCGGCTGCATTGCGCGAGCAATTGGCTTCTGGTCAATTGGCGCCGACTCAGAAGAATCTGCAAGAGGTGATTGGCGCGTTGCGGCGCGAAATGCTTGAACTGGACCAAACCACTGCGGAGGGCTCGCGCAAATACGCAGAAAACGCAAGCCAAGCAAACGCCTTGGAGCGTCAGCTGAAAGAGCTGGCCAATAGCTATCGCACTGTTGCCGATGCAGCAACCACAGCGGCGACTGCTGAACAGAATGCTGCCAACGCTCGGATGCGCGGCAATTATTTCAACCGCCGCATGATGCGCGAGCAGGAGCAAGCGTTTGCTGATTTTGCTAACAGTGTCAATCAGGCGGTTGCATCCACGCCATTGATGCTGCCGGCTGCTGGGCAAACCAGTGCGCCAGGTACTGGCTTGCAGGTTAGTGGCGGAGCGCGAATCGGTCGCGCTACTGGAAGGATTCAAACTGTATTAACACCTGGCACATTCCCGGGAGAGCGGACGCAGGGCCCCGCAATTTCGCCCGAAGACGCTGACAGGAATCGTCGCGCTTACATCTCTCAAATAGAAGCCGAGCGAAATCTTCGGGAGGAGCGCGAGGCATCTGAAAGGCAATTGATGGGTTACCGAGCGGAAGTAAGCAAAGCCGCTCAAGCCAATGACGGAAGCATCAACAGCTTGAATCGCTACCGCGAATCGCTTGTAACACTTCGCAATGTAATCCCATCTACGGAGGGGGAGTTCAAAAAGCTGCGAGCGCAGATTGAGCGAGTAGATGCTCAATTGGAGCGGGCCCAGGGTAGGCGTCGTCGCCTAAATGCAGCGCAAGCAAGCCAAGCTGCTGGTGCTGTGATCAGCGGTGGCATCTTCGGCGGGCCTGAGGGTGCATTGGGTGGCATCGTCGGCACCATAGCTGGCGGCGTGCCAGGCGCATTTGCTGGCGCCGCCTTTGGCGCACAAATAGGAATGATTCGCCAATCGCTTGGCGAAATGGCGTCATTCACTGCAGAAATTGACAAGCAAAGAATTGCACTGCGAAATGTTGTTGGCTCACAAGAGGCCTATAACAGCAGCCTGCGATTCATTGATGCCACTAGCAGACGCTTGGCGATCCCACAAGATCAACTGAACAAGCAATTCACGCAGCTTTCGGCCAGCGTGATTGGCGCTGGAGGCAATGTTGATGCTGCCAAGATCGCATTTGAAGGTATTGCAGCTGGTATCCGAGGCACTGGCGGTTCGCTAGCGGATATGGATGGAGCATTGCGTGCCACGGCGCAGGTCTTCAGCAAAGGCAAAGTAAGCGCTGAAGAGTTGCGGCAACAGATTGGTGAACGCTTGCCTGGCGCGTTCACGTTGTTCGCTCA